TATGTGTATGTTTGGAGTATTTTTATTTGTAGTATCGCTATTCGATCAATGATGCACGAACTAGGACACATAGCAAGAGCAGTAATGGAACGCCCATGGTGTTTAGGTATCATGGGATTTCTTCTAGTGTTTGTCCCCATCCTCGGAATGTGGGCTGTACATAAATATGGGTGGGAGCATTGGGAACCTTTCAGAAAGAATCATGTACAGGGAGGAACACCTGAACCAGAAGAGTAATGAGTGTTCTATTCTCTGGCATGAATGGTATAGGTTATACTTAAAAAAGCATTAGGAGCACACGACGCACGAATGAAATGGTGTCAGTGTGCTGACGAATTGGGTGAGATGATACAACACGAAGTAAAGACCAATCCTAGATATAGGGATGGTCCGAAAATGTTTTGGAACAATGAACCTCCTCCTTCGCCCCCTAAATGATATTAACGACCCTACTTGGAGCGTGATACTTAGTATCGTACTGCTCCTAGCGGGGGTTTTTTATATTGTCGCCTATATATTAGGAGTTGATAAAAGAGAATCCCATGGGAGCCATGACACCCCCGAGTCGGAAGAGTTGTTACAACTTCCGAGTGACAAGCATAGATAAAGTGCTCGATGGAGATACTATCGATGTCACGATTGATCTCGGTTTTGATTTATATAAAAAAGAAAGAGTTAGAGTTGCTGGTGTGGACACGCCCGAAAAGCGTACCAGAGACCTCGAAGAAAAAGAACTTGGATACGATGCAACCAACTGGCTTAAAGAAAAACTCGAAGGTGCGATTGCTGGCGATGACGATCTCGTTATTCGTACTGAGTTGGTTGGGGGTGTTGGTAAATATGGCAGACTCCTCGGGTGGCTCTACATCGGAGACGCAGAAGTCTCTCTCAACGAACAAATGATTGAGGAAGGTTACGCCTGGGCATATGATGGCGGAACTAAGCAGAAAGACTTTGAAGAGTTGCGTGAAATTCGCAGACAGCATGGAACATTAGTATGACTGCTGGTATTTTTATTTTTGGATTCATATTGTTATTGACACTAACATTAGAATCAACTTGGCCTGTGAAGAATAACAAATGAGTACGACTGAACAGTATCTTGGTAATCCTAATCTAAAGAAAGCAAACGTTGCTACGAACTTTACTCCTGAAGAAGTTCAGGAGTATATCAAATGTTCTGAGGACCCCGTATATTTCATTAGAACATATATCAAGATTGTTTCTTTGGATAGGGGTTTGATTCCATTTGAAATGTATGACTTTCAGGTCGATATGACTAGGAAGTTTCATGACAATAGATTTAATATTGCTAAGTTACCTCGTCAGTCTGGTAAATCTACTATTGTTACTTCGTACCTTCTTTGGTATGTACTTTTTAATGCGAACGTCAATGTCGCAATTCTAGCAAACAAGGCAGCAACTTCCCGTGAGATGCTGCAAAGATTACAACTATCTTATGAAAACCTCCCCAAGTGGCTCCAGCAAGGTATCCTCCAATGGAACCGAGGTAGTTTGGAACTGGAGAATGGAAGCAAAATCATGGCTGCATCTACTAGCTCTAGTGCCGTCAGGGGTATGTCTTTTAACGTTATTTTTCTGGACGAATTCGCGTTCGTTCCGAATCATATCGCTGACCAGTTCTTTAGTTCTGTTTATCCTACTATTTCATCTGGTAAATCTACCAAGGTAATTATCATCTCCACGCCTCACGGCATGAACATGTTCTACAAGTTGTGGCATGATGCGGAGAAAGGAAAGAACGAATATATTCCAACAGAGGTTCACTGGTCTGCAGTTCCTGGTAGAGATGCTGAATGGAAAGAACAGACAATCAAAAACACATCCGAACAGCAGTTCAAGGTTGAGTTTGAATGTGAATTCCTTGGTTCTGTTGACACATTGATTAGTCCTAGTAAGTTGAGGACTATGCCGTACACAGACCCCATCAAACAATCAAAGGGATTAGCGGTATATGAAAATGTAGAGAAGGAACATAATTATATCATAACTGTAGACGTTGCGCGAGGAACTTCCAATGACTATTCTGCATTTATGGTTATGGATACAACTACCTTGCCCTACAAAGTTGTTGCTCGCTATAGGAACAATGAGATTAAACCTATCGTATTCCCCAATATCATTGTTGACGTTGCAAAGAACTATAATAACGCTTACATCCTATGCGAAGTAAATGATATTGGTGGACAGGTTGCGGACATTATTCAGTTTGATTTGGAGTATGAGAATCTCTTGATGGCAGCAATGCGTGGTCGTGCTGGTCAACAACTTGGCCAAGGATTCTCTGGTAAGAAGACTCAACTTGGTGTCAAGATGTCCACTGCAGTAAAGCAAGTTGGATGCTCTAACCTCAAGGCATTGATTGAAGAAGATAAGTTGATGATTCCAGACTATGACACCATCGCAGAACTAACTACATTTATTGTCAAGGGTCAATCATTTGCTGCAGAAGACGGATGTAACGATGACCTAGCAATGTGCCTTGTTATCTTTGGATGGATGGCAATGCAACCATACTTCAAAGAGATGCACGATAATGATGTGCGTCAGCGCATTTACGAAGACCAAAGAGAATCCATTGAGCAAGATATGGCTCCGTTTGGTTTCATGGATGACGGATTGGGAGAAGAGTATTTTGCAGATGCTCAGGGCGATGTTTGGCAAATCGCGGAATATGGAGATAAATCATATATGTGGGAGTGGAGATAAGTTTTCAAAAATATAAATAATCCTAGACAACCGACGTTGGAACCCCACTAGGAGATATTAAACATGGCAGCTAATCAATTATCGCCAGGTGTAGTAATTCAGGAAAGAGACCTGACAACTATTACTACACTTTCAACCGCAAATATTGGCGTTTTGGCAGCGCCTTTTGAGCTTGGTCCTATCGAAGAAGTTGTTCAAATTTCTTCGGAAAGAGAACTCGTTGAGCGTTTTGGCAAACCAAATGAGTACAACTATGAGTATTGGTTTACAGCATCACAGTTCCTTGCATATGGTGGTGTTCTGAAAACTATTCGTGTTACATCGACTGCTCTGAAGAATGCAGTTGATGCTGGTACTGCTCCTCTGATTAAAAACTTACAGGCATACGAAACTACACACGAAGGTGCTTCTAATACTTGGACTTGGGCATCGCGTACTGCTGGCGCAAAGGGAAATTCTATTGGAATTTTCATGACAGATGCTGGTGCTGACCAAATTGCAGTTCTCCCTGCACCAAGCAGCAATGAATATGTTTTTGTAAACGATCAGTTAGTAGGTGGTCGTGCTAGAACCTATAAGTATAGCTTTAAAGTAAGCATGGATACTCTTCCATCTGCTTCTATTTCTGTTGGTGATAAGGTTAGTATTGACCAAGATGCAGCATCTGTAATTTTTACAGTTAGAGCATGGGATGAAGCTAATAAAAAGTTAGAATTAACTCTTGACGGTATCGATCTTCTTTCGGACGGAACCTCTACTGCTAATGATGGAACTAACATTGAAGTTTTGGGTAATGCAGAAACATTTTATGCTGGTAGTCTTGCAAACAACCCTGGTGGGGCAAGTGACGCATTATTCACTTCGACTGAGGTTACTCGTGAACTGGTTATCGGATTGGATGAAGATGCTAGTGAATTTGCTGCTGCTGAAACCATTGTAGATGATACAGCTGGCACTCCACAAAGCATTGATATCACTTCTGTTCGTTCCGAGTATGCTGAGCGCGAATATGTTCCTGGTAGTAAGTGGTTGAATGTTGCTGCTCGCCCTGGCACTTCTCAGTATGCCTCTAATGCTGGTGGTCACAATGACGAATTACACATTCTTGTTGTTGACATTGACGGCAAAATTACTGGTACTACTGGTGCTGTATTGGAGCGTTTCATTGGTCTTTCTAAGGCATCCGATGCTAAGACAACTATTGGTGAAACCAACTACTACAAGGAAGTAATCAAGCAGCGTTCTAATTACGTCTATTGGGGTTCTCATGAGGAT